TTCTAATGTTGAAGAAAAGAAAATGGGATTAGCGGCAAAAGAATTTACTGACCAATGGCTAACCGCAGCAAATCATAAAGTCAAAATTGAAACTATTATTGATAAGAAAGAAAAGTATGGAAGAGTTTTAGCAAAAGTATGGAATGAAGCAGGAGAGTGTCTCAACGATGCTATAATAGCTTCCGGTCTAGCCAGAGCATATTTTGGTGTAGGCGACAAGACATTCACTGAGTTCAAAAAGGATTGATGTGCAAACATTTCTACCATATGCAGATTTTCAAAAGTCTGTAGAAGTATTAGACTATAAACGTCTTGGAAAGCAGCGTGTTGAAACATTGCAGATATTAAATATACTTCTTGAACGTACCACAACAAAAGGTTGGCGTAATCATCCAGTGACACTAATGTGGACTGGCTATCAGTCAGCACTAAAGCTGTATCAGAACATAACTATCCGTGAATGGATTAATCGTGGATATGAGAACAATATGGATTTTGAAGAAATAGAACCAGGAACTGTTGTAATGCCAGCTTGGTTTGGCAATGAAGAATTTCATAGATCACATAGATCAAATCTTCTTCGTAAAGATTATGCATACTACTCTCAATATTTTGATGAACCAGCAGATTTAGAGTATCATTGGCCAGTATGACAATCACCGTTTATTTAGCTGGAGCTATGGACTATGTTGGCGATTACGCTAAGGTTTGGCGTAAATCAGCATCAGAAGCTTTACAGTTTTTGGGCTACAAAGTATATGACCCAACTTGTATTCCAGAAGAACCAGGAGTAACTGAAAATGAAATTGTTCAAAAAAATATGTTTATGCAGAAAAAATCAGACTTAATGCTGGTAGAATATCTACTAGAAGATAGAGCATACATAGGAACTGATTTTGAACTAACTTTGGCTAAATTAAATAATCAACCAAGTATAGTTATGTGCTCTAAACAAAATAAAGATCGACCATATATGAAATATATGGCCACAAAGCTTGCAGACAACCTGCAAGATGCGATAGAATATATCGCAATCAATTATCCATCAAATTAACGAAAGGTAATACAATGTCAGATAACAAGTTAAAGTATTTTACAGTAACAACAACAGCAATCGTCAAGGCCAACAATAAGACTGAGGCCCAGAAGCTTGCCATGTCGACTGGTCGTCGTCCAGTTGGCGTTACTGGAGAGGTAATCTTCAAGGACGTTGAGATCGAGCGCATCTCGGCTGTTGAGGCTCACGATCAGCTCGTCGGCTGAGTAGTTCAGCAAACGTATTTGTTGCAGATTGAGGGGGATTGTCCCCCTCAATCTGCTTTTAAAGATTGGATATTTTATGATTATAGCACAGATGATAGGTAGAAACGAGTCTGGTAGATTTCTTGAAAATGTCTTAAAAAGATTATCTTCACAAGTTGATAAAATTGTTTTCACAGATGACTGCTCAGATGATAATACTATGGAGATAGCTGCAAAATATGCAGAAGTCTTCCGAAGTCCTGAGCCTTTATTCAAGGTACATGAAGGTAAGTTAAGATCTTTTGCATGGAGCAACTTAGAGCATTTTGCACATCTTGGTGATTGGATAGTGGCCATAGATTGCGACGAAATGCTACACCACACTCATAATTTATCAATAAGAAATGTTTTAGCTCAGTCGCCAAATGATGTTGTTAATGTTAGATTTTATCATATGTGGAACGATTCTCAATATCGAGTTGATAAACTGTGGGCACCTAACAATAGCTCAAGAATATTTAGATTTGCTGCTAATGGCGGATTTGCAGATAAGCAGCTTGCTTGCGGTTCGGAGCCTACATATGTAGTGGATTGGATTCGCCAAAGAAATTGGTGGCTTAACTCCGGTTTCATGATGCAGCACTTGGGCTATATTAGTGATTTAGATAAGCAAGATAAATATTCAAGATACTCAGAGATAGATGGTGGTAAGTTTCATAATATAAATCATATCAATTCAATATTAGACAAAAATCCAGTTTTAATTGACTGGGGTACATTTGGTATATGATAAGGAGAAAAAATGACTTGCCTTAATCCCGCTGAATCAATTAAAAATATTACACTAGCACTTGAAAAGAATAAAAAATTTTCCTATATTAATGTCACAAAGTCGGCAATTATTGCTTTAAGTAAAAACTCTGATAATTGTTTTCCTTCACATTTTGCAAAAAATGTAGTAGCTTCATTGAAAAACAATGATCCGATGATGATGAAAGCTATATCTCATTCTCTAGTTTCTGACATAGAAGATGGCAAGCACTATAAAATAGGCTTACACAAAAATGCAACCTATTATTATTCTAATATTTTTGAATATTATTACATGAACCATAAAGATGTATATAGTTCAACTGTTAATTATTATTTAAAGAATTCTTCAAGCGTTGTTATCACTTTTCATGACAAAAAGCTAATACAAAAGCATTTTGGAAACAATGCTCATATAATTAATGTTGCGTATACTAATTATTATGAAAAATTAGACAATATATATGCTCAACTAACGGAATTCCAGGGTGGAGTAGACTATTGCATAATGGATTGCGGTGTGCTTGGGTTGGCCTTAGCTTCTAAAATATGGGACAACTTAGATATGTCAGTATTAGATTTTGGGAAAACATTAAGTTTGAGCAAGGTCTCTTCAGCAGCAACTATTACATGAATAGGCAACATAAAAAAATAGAAGAAGATGACATAAATTTTCTTACCGATCTTCTTTTTGACACATCACTTTCTGTCAGAGAAATTGCTAGACAATTAGATGTACCTGTATCTGAGGTTAATAAGAAGATAAATTATCTTGGCTTATCATGGCTAAAAAACTCTAGAAAAAAAATGTCTAGAGGACAAATGGCTTTAACAATGATAATGAAAAAACTTCTTCCTGGTGAAGAGATTATTAATGAGCATCATATAGGAGACAAGTTAAAGTTTGACGTGTTTTGCCCTAAATACAAGATCGCAGCAGAGTATCATGGCCGACAGCATTTCTATTATACTAGTAGATTTTTTGAATCAAAATATGAGTTTGAACAAGCTCAAAAAAGAGATGATAAAAAAACACAGTACTGTATAGATAATGGAATAGCTTTGATTGTTTTTAGATATAACGATCTACTAACAGAACAAGCGGTATATGATAGAATGTTAACAGCAATAAGGGAGACCGATTTTGTTCCAAAGTCCACTAATAAAAAATCCATAAGCTCTAATCCAGCATATCAGGAAGCTAAAAAGAAAAACTCTGAGTACAAAAAAAAATTGTACAAAAAAATAAAAGGTTCTAAAATTGATGGTCGTAGAAGAAGTATCTGACTTAGAAAGTTCTCCGATAGAGTACCACGCATTTGCTTTATGCCTAAAGCAACCAGGTGCCGTAAAATTCTTCAATGATAATTTGCCCAGTAATATAGTTGGAATTATTCATGGAGAAAAAGGTGTTCATGAGTTCTATGAAGCACTACTTAGCTTCTATCGTGCTACGGCACTTGATGTAGTGGATCCTGTAGCGCTTAAAGTTTGGCTACAATCTGAAACAGATATTTATAACGCTCTAGGTGGGGATACTGGTTTAGCAATAATGCTAGACTATGTACTGGGCATACATGTTGGCAGTAAAGAATCTGTTTTAGAGCTTATTAAACACAAGGCCAATAAGCGTAAGCAGATAAATTATCTTCAAGAGCTTCAAATATTAATTAATAAAAAAGGTCTTAAATCAGAAGAGGATACCTCTAGAATATCTGAGTTAACTTTAAAGATCAAAGATCTAGAAAATTCTATAAAATATAATCCATTTGATAAGCTTACAACAGCTTCGGATATTATGTCTAGAGCCGATAATCTACTAGATATACCTAGCTTTATGCCTACGCAGTTTAGGGCTCTGAATAGAGCTATGGGTTATACCGAAGATGGGGGGTTCTTTAAGGGGGCTGTGCATGCGGTCATTGCACCATCCGGTAAAGGTAAGAGTACTTTCGCAAAATGTTTAGCTAATCATTGGCTAGATACTGGTTACAGAGTTTTGTATGTCAATTTTGAGGAAGCTGTTGGTCACTGGGAAAGAATATTAATGACTCAAGTAATAGGTAAAAATGTTTATTCTGAGTCAGAAAAGTGGTCGCAAAAAGAAAAGATAGATTATATATCCATTTTTAAATCTAGATTAGAAAAGTGGGGTGACCGCCTTATGGTTAGGCATGATCCTGATACTCCATATTTTGAGGATCTAGAGTTTTGGCTTAGGGACCTAATAGGTCACGCTGACAAAATCCCCGATGTTTTAATAATTGACACTATACAGTCCATGTTCACTAGGGGTAACGGCAAAGGTAAGCCTCGTTGGGGTGAGTTTGAGGAAATGATGGTCAGATTGGAAAAGCTAGCCAGAGACATGAATTGTGTTTTAATAATCACCGCACAAGAAAATGCTAATAGGATGAAGGAAAGAAGAGAGGTAGTTCAGCAGTCAGATACGGGTGGATCCTTAGCTATTCAGCAAAAATGTGCAGTTACTATCTTTATTACAGAAAAACGTTTAGCAACTCATGATGAAACTGAGGACGAAAATATTATGCAGTTGCAAATTCCAAAAAATAGAATAACTGGTTCTGCATTTCTTTATGATCCTCCACTAGTTCGCTATAATGATGAAAAGAAAATATATGAAGATTACGAAGTTGTAAATGAGACTTCTTATACTGAAAATACCAGTTTACAAGACCTACTTAATGGAGAAGGATTTGATTGATGATAGACTTAAGTGCTGATTCAATAAAAGACTTTCAAACGTGTGAAAGATTATACGATTATAGATACTTAGAAAAACTTCCTGAAACAATCTATTCTCGTGATTTAAACACTTTAAAGTTTGAAAATAGTTTAAAGAGTATTATAAATTTTTTTTGGTTTAAGAAACAGGCTGGCATTACTCCGTCATACGCTTCGCTTTTAAATAGGTGGGAAAAAATATGGTTTCCCAAAGATACAACTCACTATGATTTAACCATAGAACAACACGAAAGTGCATACGGTAATACGTCTAGCTTGACAGCTCACGCTGCAAACATATTGCTGAATTTTCATGAAACTTATAATGAGTTAAATGCAATTCCTTTATCTATTGCAGATGAATATATTGTCTCCATAGATAAGTCAGTTAGGATACATGATAAGTTTGATTTAATATATAGATACGCTGGCGAAAATTATGTTGTTAAATTTATTTTTAATTATAAGAATAGTTACAGACAAATGTATCAAATTGATTTTTCTTCAATGTATTTAGCCTTCAAAAATCTGCATCCAGGTAAAATTTCTTCAACAAAATTTGGTTATGTTGATTTAATGTCGAATAACTTAAATTTCAATGAATATCAAATAACCGAACAAGATGTAGAAGCAATAAATTACTGGTGTGCTACAATAGAGGGCAAAGACGTGTTTGTGCCTAGGCGAGGTTTAACATATTATTGCAAAAGATGCCCATTTGATACGCCATGTTCTAAATGGTCTTTTGCAATTCAAGCAAAGGTAAAGTGAGTATTATATTATGGCTAAAAATTTCTTGGACGAAATCCTTAAAGAAGATAAAAAAAGTTTTTTTGAGACAGAGAACGACGTTCTTAGTCAGTTGTTAGACGAAATAAATCTAATCACAGATGATTCTATAGTATCTTTTGTTAGATCTGTTTTACTAAAGGCTCAAATATTTTGGGATATTCCATCTAGCTTTTCTGATAAATATCATCCCGGGGATGAGCATGGTGTGGGTGGCAATGTTTTGCATACCAAAAGAGTTGTTAGAGTGGCAACAATTTTAGCAGATTCGTATTGTTTATCTGATGATGAAAGAAATATAATTTTAGCTGCTTGCCTGCTTCATGATATCACCAAGGGTATAGCTGACGTCAATGATGACTCCTGTTTCCACTATGACCCTATGCATCCATATACGGTGGCTACTTTTGTGCAGAATTGTCAACTATATGATAAAGAACATGGGAATGATTCTCAGTCAACAAGCTTATTTGTATCAGAGGAATCAATACAATCTATATTGAGATTAATTAGGTGTCATCTTGGACCATGGTCTCCAGTTCCAGAAACTTATCCTATCACCTATTTAGACTACATTGTTCATATTGCCGATAGTGTTGCTAGTAAAATTCATACAGTTATAGAAGATAGTGAGCTTATCAATGAAAAATGGCGAAAGCAAGCTGAATAAACAGCAGCGTATTATAAATAGAGCATTTATTCTTAACAATCTAGATGATATAATTAAAGAATCTATTTATTATAGAGCCAATGCGGACTCTTTGTCTGAGCAATCTGTCGCAAAAATTCATATTTATAATGACACTAAGGTGAAGATATTATGAAAATGCCGGCGGATCAATCTAGGTATATTTCCAATTGGAAATATTTTGAGATAGCCAAGTATATAAAGAATCTAGATAGAGTTATTAGAATAAAAAATAATGATGCGCCAGTGCTGATTACTGACGCTGAGTTAACTAATTTTATTAAACAGAATAATAATACCGGTTTATATACTTCAGTGTGGAGATATAACGAAACTAATTTAGATTCTGCAACTAGACTATCATCTCTTTACTTTGATATTGACAATAAAGATCAAGAGCAATCTTTGCACGATTGCATACAGTTGTATGATTATCTTTGCAACTTCGTTCCTGGGGATTCTGTAATAGTTTATTTTACTGGCAAGAAGGGGTTTCATGTTGAGTGTGAAGCTATTGCTTTGGGGATTAATCCTTCAAATAACCTACCAAATATATTTAGATTTATAGCAGAAAGCGTGAAATCAAAATTAAATATACAGTCTTTAGATTTTAGTGTATACGACGCTAGAAGAATGTGGAGACTTCCTGGGAGTATACATCAAGATACGGGACTGTACAAGAATACCATAAGCGAGCAAATCTTAAGATCTGGAATGCAAGCTATATTAAGACATTGCTCATCGCCAGCGGATAATACTGTACAAGAACAAACATTTAATGCTAAAGCGAATGAATGGTTTAGAAGTTTTACATATGAATTAGAAATACAAAAAGAAAAATCTAAAGATTTTATTGGATATTTTAATAAATATGGATCTTCTAATTTAAAATCTTTTCAGGAATCAGAAAAACAATTTACTGCAAAGCGTCTCATGGAGAACTGTGTGGCAGTAAAAAGATTATGGCAGCAAGCTATAGATAAAAAATGCCTAGAGCATGAAGCAAGATTGTTTTTATGCTCTATCCTGACATACAATAATGAGTCTATAATGTTTTTGCATAGTATATTAAGTAATTGCGACGATTACAATATAGATAAGACTAATAGCCATATTAATGATTGGATTAAGAGAAGACAGTTGGGAATTGGCGGAAGACCGTATACGTGCGAAAGAGCAAATGCCGTTGGCGTTGGTTGTGGTGAATGTTCTTTGGAAAAAAGAAATAAATGGGTAAAAATTGGAAATAAATATGTTGAAACGCAAGATCAGTCTTCTCCATCGCCAATTAGGTTTGCCTACAAAAACATTAGAAAAGGGGGTGAATAGTTCGTGAACGGCATAAAAAACCCAGATGATGTTGTAGCAGTTTGCTCCGAGTGTCACTCAGATCAACCGGATATTTATATGTACAAGAACCCTTTTGCCCAAGAGGGTAAGCCAGTCCCATGCAAGTATTGTGGTGGAGTGGTAATAATTACATACAGGGAAATAAGAGATCAGTCTTTAGATGACTCAAATAAAGGCAGAGGAATTTAATGAAAAATTGGACAAATCTTCATAATCATACAGTTTTCTCTATGCTCGACGGGCATGGAAGAATCGATGAGTATCTAGATAGAGCTAGATCTCTTGGTATGAAGGGATTGGCTACAACTGATCACGGCAATATACACTCGTGGCTTGATTTTTATGATGCAGGTCAAGCTACGGGTATCAAGCCAATCCTTGGTTCTGAATTTTATCAAGCTAGAAAAACTAGATTTGATAAAGATGAAGAAGAAAGATCTGGCCCAGCAAAAAATGAATGGGAACAAAGAGGTCCAT